ACAACTCCTCGTCCAACTGGTTCTATTTGGATGAAAGTTGGTTCTTCTGGAAACGGATTGGAACCAATTGTATCTAGATATAGTACTACAACTGCATCATGGATTGCAAAAAATGTTGAATTGGCAACGGCCGATTGGACAGTTACTGCTACGTTAGATCCAACCGGCGGAGCATTGATTGCAGCAGGTGAAGTGTATGGTCAATATAATTTTAACGGACAATTTAATGCAGGCCCGGTTTATTTATGGGAAAGATTAGCATCTGGTCCAACAGTAGTGACAGGAACAACAACTGATGTTGTATTCTCTGGGCTTACTAGTTCTACTAGTTGTACTATATCAACAGCATCAAGTGATCAAATTACTGTAACCAGTTCTGCTGCTTTTAATATCGGCGATCCGGTATTATTTACAGGTAGTGTTTTTGGTAACGTAGTTGTTGGAACCACATATTATATCTTGACTAAGCCAACTAGCACCGCAGTAACAATTTCTGCTACCTTTGGTGGAAGTACATTTGCATTAGCTGATGCAACTGGCACAATGACCATGTCTAATCCAGATGTATCTTTGTATGTTCAAGTAAGCGCAGCTGGTTCCACTAATTTATCAGCAGTGTATAGCTTTGTAGTTGAGGACGGAATGGATAACACAGATTTTGTAACTGCATGGCAATCATCAGGTATACCTAATACTAGTGCAAGCATTACTACTGACGGCGCAATTCAACTACAACACACCCTGGGAGGTGTAATTGTAATGAATGATGTTATTCAAACTGCGGGCGCACTTAAAGGATATCCTGCAGGTATTTTAGATCAAGCTGGATTCATAGTAGGGGACACACTATTTACTAAATATGGAAATTCATCAAATCTTACCTTCACATCAGTTACTCCTAATTCCACTAATAGTGCTACAGGAACTGGTGCAACTGTAACTATAAGAGGCAATTATGAAAAGTATGTATTAAATGGTAATGGTGTAGCAACCGCTGGAACTGGATATGCAATAGGTGATCAATTAACTTTCTTGGGGACACAATTAGGTGGAACAAGCCCGGCAAACGATTTAGTAGTTCAAGTTACTGCTATATCAGGTGGTGGCGCAACTGGTCCAGTAACTGCAACTGCATGGGTTTCAGGTACTCCTAATATTGACTATTCAGTACAATGTAGTAATTGGGTAGAATTAGAATTTACAGCTAATGAAGGGGCCCCAGTAGCAACTCCAACAAATGGTACAAACTGGTTCTACAGTGTTATTGACCAAGTTGATATACTAGTGCAAGCCAATGGTCAATGGAATGGTTATAGAAATATAAATTACGATTCAACTGGTTTCCCATCAGCTACTGGAAGTAATACTACAGATCCAAATGGTCCTATCATTTCAGCTACTGAACCAACAACTCAAAGTGACGGTACAACTGCATTAGCATACGGTGATTTATGGATCAATACAACTGATTTAGAAATGTATCCAGTTATTAGTCGTTGGCAAAGTGTTGAGTCTGTAGATCAATGGGTCTTGATTGACAATGCAGATCAAACTAGCAGCAAAGGTGTAGCATTCTATGATGCACGTTGGAGCAGTTCTGGTGCAATCAACCCAGTTGATGATCCGATTCCAACTATCAAGAGTTTGTTAATTAGTGATTATGTTGATTTAGATGTTCCGAATCCAGCTGCATACCCAACAGGTATGTTGTTGTTCAACACACGCCGTTCAGGATACAATGTAAAGGAATTCACAACAGGATATTTTACAAGTGCTAATTATCCAAATGCTGGAGCATATGATGCAGGGGATCCTACTAACATAGATAACTTACCATTGGTTAGTTATACATGGGTAAGTCAAAGTGGATTACAAAGTAACGGCAGTCCGTATATGGGTCGTCAAGCACAACGTAATATGGTTGTAAAATCATTACGTTCAGCGATTGACACTAATACTGATATCCGTGATGAAGATAACTTCTTTAACTTAATGGCCACACCTAACTATCCAGAATTACAACCTAACATGGTTGTATTGAATGCAGATCGTGGTGAGACAGGGTACATTATTGGTGACACTCCAATGAGATTGCCTCCAAGTGCTACTGATATTCAAGCATGGGCAACTAACGCCGCAGGTGCAACAAGCACAGGCGAAGAAGGTTGTGTAACACGTAATACATACTTAGGGTTGTTCTATCCAAGTGGTATCACAAGTGACCTAAGTGGTAACTTAGTTGCTGTTCCTCCAAGTCACATGATGTTGCGTACATTCTTACGTAATGACACCATCAGCTATCCTTGGTTAGCAGCAGCAGGCACACGCCGCGGTATCATTGACAATGCTACAAACATTGGTTATATTGATTCAGCTACTGGTGAGTTTGTTACTACTAAGACACAAATTGGTATTCGTGATGTATTGTACATTAACTTTATCAATCCGTTGGTATTCTTTACAGGCGTTGGGTTACTAAATTATGGTAACAAGACAAGTTATAACAGTTCTAGCGCATTAGATAGAGTTAACGTTGCACGACTAATTGCTTATGTACGTAGACAATTAACATTAGCAGCAAGACCGTTTGTATTTGAACCTAACGATGCATTGACTCGTAATCAAATCGCAGGTGTGGTTCAAACATTGATGGTAGACTTAGTAGCTAAACGCGGTATCTATGATTACTTGGTAATTTGTGACGAAAGTAACAATACACCAGCAAGAATTGATAGAAATGAACTTTGGATTGACGTTGCACTTGAACCAGTGAAAGCCGCTGAATTCATTTACATCCCGGTTCGTGTTCTAAACACAGGTGAGATAGCATCATTATAATAAGCTAGGATAACCCCGAAAGGGGTTATCTGTTTATTTAAGATAAATAAGATTAACAGGAGATATATAAAATGGCAACAGCCTCACAATCATTGTTCAACATGACAGTAGCATCTGATAATGCCGGTGGCAATCAGGGCTTACTAATGCCCAAACTACAATTTAGATTCAGAGTGAACTTTTTGAATTTTGGAACAGACACGAGTACAGTAGAATTAACTAAACAAGTTATTGACTGTTCAAGACCACAAGTTCAATTTACTGAAATTACAATGCCCATATACAATTCAACAATGTATTTGGCAGGTAAACATGCATGGCAAACAATGTCTATTAACATTCGTGATGATGCTTCAAATAGCGTATCTAAATTAGTTGGTCAACAACTACAGAAGCAAATGGACTTTGTTGAACAAGCAAGTGCAGCATCTGGTCAAGATTATAAGTTTCAAACAAACATTGAAATACTAGACGGTGGCAACGGTACAAATGCTCCTATAGTTTTAGAAACTTGGGAACTATATGGTTGCTTCTTACAAACAGCTAACTACAATACATTGAACTATGGTACAAGTGATGTAGTTACTATTGCATTGACATTACGCTTTGATAACGCAATTCAATCTCCGATTGGATCTGGCGTAGGTGCTACAGTTGGAAGAACAGTGGGTTCAATTGCAACGGGCATTGGTGGTTCACTATAATAAGAACTACAATTAATAAAATCTAGACTATGGCTGGATTTTTTCAAGACCAACTAAAGGGCGCTGCCGGAACATTTTTCGGCAGCGATTTCCTTCGTGATTACACCCATGCTAGCAAGACATTTAGGCCCAATTCATATCAGAATGCACCTAAATTTAAATTTTTATTTCATGTATATTTTGAGATAAACACAGATGCATATACGCAAGGTTCAGTAAATTATGGATTATTAGTTAAAACAGTAAAATTACCCTCTTACTCATTTAATACACATGAATTAAATCAGTACAATCGTAAAAGAATTGTACAAACAAAAATTAAGTATGACCCGGTAGATATAACCTTTCATGATGACAATGGTGGTTCATTGACTTCACCTCAAGCCGGCGGCAGTATTAAAAGTTTGTGGAAAGCATATTATAATTATTACTATGCAGACGGGACACGTCCACAAGTTATGTTTAGTGGTTCACGAGGCGGCAGACAGGGAAGTACACCAAACACAGGAGACACACAATATAACGATAGAAATCAATATAGTCCTTCTATAACAGGAGATACCAATTGGGGTTATATTGGTGATACTAAAAGCCCTAGTGGTTCAAAAATACCTTTCTTCAAAAATATAACTATTTTTGGAATGTCACAACATAACTTTTCAGCATATACTTTAATTAATCCTGTTATAACTAATTTCTCACATGATACATATGAATATGCTCAGCCAGGCGGTATCATGGAAAACAAAATGACATTAAATTATGAAACTGTAGTTTATAATGAGGGAGCATTAGATGGTACTAATCCAGATAACATTGTTACTGGATTTGGGTCAAATGAAAACTATGATAGAACACTAAGCCCTATTGCAAGACCTGGATCAAATAAAAACATTTTAGGTCAAGGTGGATTGGTTGATGGTGTGGGCGGAGTAGTAAATGCATTAGCTAATGGTAACATATTGGGTGCAATTCAAGCAGCCGGCACAACATATAATACATTTAAAAACACAAATATAGGCACTATTGCTAAACAAGAAATTCTTAATGGAATAACTAATAGTGTAGGGCAAACTCCTAATAGAAATTTAAATGTACTTACTCCTATATTTGGTGCAACACCAACTTCTTTGGGAACAGCCGGTTCTACATTAAAAAATTATCTATCAAGTCCACCTCAAGTAGGTGCAAATCCCAACGCAGGTACTAGTAACAGTAACCCATCAAACGTAACTACTGGTCGAAGATAAATAACATAATATATTAAATTATCATGGTACAAATACTAAAACCTTTAACGACAACTACTTCATTGGATAGAACAGTTAGATTGTTTGATTCATTTTATTCAATTGAATTGGGAGTAAATGCAGTAGAATATGACATAGTCCATGGGTATTTTACATCAATTTGCACTACAGTAAATATTGCAAATAATTTTACTGTAATATTATTTCGAATTGCAAATGAAACAGGTATAAGTGTATTAGAATTGTTAGATCAAGTTAAAGGTAAAAAGAAACTAGAAATGAATCAAATTTTTGCATATTTTCTAAACAGTTTTAAAAGTAGAACATCATTATATGGTATATCAATATTACCAAAATCAAACTTTGTAGTAGCACGTAATATCGTGCAGTAATTATGGCTAATTGGGCACAAGGTATATATACTCCTAAAAACCCACAGAAATATGTAGGAAAACATAAGCCTAAATATCGTTCAGGTTGGGAATTAACATTTATGACCTTCTGTGATACACATAAAAATGTAACTCATTGGGCTAGTGAATCAATGTCTATTCCATATCGTAGTCCATTAGATGGTAAGATGCATATGTATATACCAGACTTCTTTGTTGTTTATCAAAATAAATTTGGAAAAGCAATTGCTGAAGTTGTAGAGATTAAACCAAAAAAACAAAGTTTAATAGAAAGTCGTGCAGCAAGCGCAAGAGATAGGGCCGTAGTTGCTGTAAATCATGCCAAATGGGCAGCGGCTACAGCATATTGCAAAATGCAAGGTTTTGCTTTTAGAGTCATAACTGAGGATGACCTTTTTAGAAACGGGTCACGAAAGTAACTAAATACTTTTATGACAAAAAAGTTAGAAGAATTATTTGAACTCGACCAAAATGAAATAGACACTTTGGCTAAACCGACGCCAGAGAACGCACAAGAAATTACCACTGAAGCATTAGACAGTCTATCAAAAATAGAACAAGCATTACCTCAAGTACGTGGATTAGAAGCCGCCGATGATGAGATGGATAGTCTTGCTACATTAGCACAAGATAGCTATAAAGACTTGATGGATTTAGGTATGCAAGTTGATAGCAGATATGCTAGCGAGATATTCAACGTTGCTGGAACTATGCTGGGACATGCAATTACAGCAAAAACTGCTAAACTAAATAAGAAGCTAAAGATGATTGATTTGCAGTTGAAGAAAGCACAATTGGATCAAAAAACAGCATCAAAAGAAGAACAGATTGAAGCTACCCCATTGGGTGAAGGTAGGGCTCTTGATAGAAACGAATTGCTTAAGATGTTGGCAGCAAAATCCGACTAAAAAGATAAATAATATATACAGGAATAAAAAATGAGAAGCCTCAAACAATACATCATGGAAAGTGTACATACTTACAACTACACTATCAAAATTGCCGGCACCATTGATAAGAATTTTTTAGATATGTTTAAGTACAATCTAAACAAGTTTGACCCAGTGGAAATCAGTGAGCCAAAAAGCACACCAATACAGAAATCACCATACGGTTTCCCTAATTTAGAAAATGAAAGTGTTACATTGATTAAAGTTGAGTTTAGATATCCAGCTACAGAACCAATGATTCAGCAACTTGCTCAGTTATGCGGTTACAATGTTAACATGGTGCGTATGATATCAACACATTTTGATGATAGTATTGACAGTGAACAGGAGGGATATGAAAATGAGATGAGTCATAGCCCATTATTAAATCATACTGAATTAGAACAACAACCAGGTGCTAAAGAAGCAAGCAAATCATACGGGGATTCATATTTAACTTCAATCAAAGACCAAGCTAAAGAGTCTAAGATTGACATTCCATATGCAGGAACAAGAACAAAAGATTCGTTTGACCCGTTCAAACCATATTTAGATGATAAGAAAATGGGCGATAAGAGCCCAATGACTACTATCAAAATGCCACCAAAGCCAAAGACTGGCGCAGCATATAACCGTTAAGGAAAAGAAAATGGATATTAGAGATATATTAAAATCATTTGACAAATTATCAGAAGCAAAAACTACTACTGATAAAGGCACAGTTCATACAGCAGAGCCAGGTGGATATGGAAATAAACACGGCACTGATGATGTTACTGATCAATATGGTAAACCAGTTGGTCGTATGAGTTTAGGTAAACTTGGTGCTAAAAATGAACCAAAGCGTGGCAAAGGTCGTCCACCAAATCCTGACAAAGCAAAAGAGTATGATAGCACAGCATTAAACAAAGCAATGGGAATAGGTAAACCACCTAAACCAACAGGCAAGCCTAGTGTTAAGCATAGTTTAAAAGAATACTTTGACCAAATGGATCAAGCATTAGTTGAAGCTGGTGCAATAGAAATCAAACCGGCTTCACAGATGCCTACTAAACAGCCTGG